TCCCCGCGACGCGCATAAAGCGCGAATACCCGCTGGAAGCCACTTCGGCATCGATACCGCTTTCTTCAAATGCTGCACCGAGTCCGAGCGTTTTTTCAATAGAGGGTTTTAGCACGCCAGGTAGTGCGCCTATGCGGGTGGCAAATTCGGTGATGTTCTGCTCGCTACTGCTACCATTCGCCCCCAGTTCGTTGAGGGCAGAGCCAATGGCGTTGAGGGCTTCACCGTAGTTTTGATTGCGGGTTTCCTCGAAAAGGTTTTTGAGTTTGCCCACCTTGGTAGTAACTTCTTCTAATCCGCCTTGGAACGAGTCGCCCAGGGCAACGTATATTTTATCGATTTGCTCGGTGAACTCTTTGATTTGCTCTTTATCGGTAATACCCAGGCGACCACCTATTTGGGCGATATTGAGCAGTTCTTGTTTGGAGGTGCGGGTATTGAGATTGTCGAACTCGTTCCACAGCTGGCGTACCTGCTCGGAGGCAAGTCCCGTGGTTTTCTCTACGCCTGTCATCAGGTCGGATATTTTGAGGAGCTCGTCAGTAGAAGAGCGGAATTTACCGAGCAGCCCCTCAAAAAGGGAGGTGGCTATATTAGCCTTGAAGACGCTGCTAAAAATAGAGCCTAACGAAGAGGTTTTTTTGGTAAGTTCTTCGACAGGTTTGACGCTTTCTTCAACGGCTTTTTTTACGGATTGAATTTCGCCTTTTACTTCTTCGAACCGTTTTTGAACGTTTTTGAGTTCTTGAACTTTTTTCTCGAACAATTCGGTACCTGGGGTGAGATCTTTAAGTTCTGAGGAGAGTTTTTTTACCTCGCTTCTGAGTCCTGAAAAAGTATCGGTTACTTCTTTTCCGTTGATTTTTATAACAATAGAAGAGGATGTTTTCTTTGCCATAGTACTATTTTATTTATAATTTTGGCAAAGGTAGCGAGGGGGGTGCTAATGAGAAAGGACAAAAAAAGCCCCCGCAGGGGCTTCTTAATTGCCAAAGCAAAAAGATGTAGGAGTTATTAAAAGCCGTTGTAATCCTCGTAAAATTCTTCTATCTGCTCTTTTTCGCGCAATACGATGAACGAGAGGGAAAGCATATACGAAAGTACATCACGTATAGTTGCCTTTTCATCGGGGGTGTTAATAATATCAGGGTCTTCGGTGGAGCGGATAATAGCAAAAAGCTGTTCCTGCTTGTCGTCACAAATATCGAAATAATAGGTGACATTATGTGTCCATTCTGAGAGTTTAATGCCGAGCTCTTGGCTCAAGGCGCGAGGGGTTTTATTGCTTGCTTTCATATCTTTAATTTTGAATTTTGAATTGTGAATTTTGAAGATGTTTGTTGATGATTAAGCCATTGATAGCTTCGGTAAGGGTGGGAGCTGCGCTCTCTACCTTTTTACCGAAGAAAGTGAAGTGCAAGTACCATACGCCTTGGCTAAAGCGTACGCGCAAAGAGCCTCCTACCTCTTTGGCTAATAGTATAAGGTCGGGTTCAGGGTTTCCTTTTTTACTGATTTTCTTGAACGCTTTTTTGCAGAGGGTTTTAAGCGTTTCTTCCTGCCAGCGTTGTTTAACGATTTCGCGGAAGCGACGGCGCGCTGCTTTTTGGCGTTCGCGCTCTTCTGTGGTTAATTCTACTTTGAACATAATATAAAAAAATTAACGGCGTGAGTAGGTGCTGTTCAAAGTTTGCGGTTGCAAATTTTGCTATACATTACTATATAGCGACACCCTCACGCCGTGAGTTATGATATTTTCTTAATGTACGGATATAAAGAAACCCGCGAACTTTGAACGCTGCAAAGGTACGACAGTTTTTTTAATATGCAAGTATTTTTGGAAAAATTTTTAATAAGGGATAGGGAGATAGACTTGCTAAACAGCATACTTGTCCCTATTTTTTGCCCCAAAAAAGCCCCAAAAAAGGGGGATAGATTGTCTAAACAGACAATCTATCCCCTGTTTTTACCCTAAAAAAAGCCCTGAAAAAGGGGGATACATTGTCTAAACAGCAAACACATCTCTGCCTTTTTAGAGCATATAGCTTACAAAAAAATAGCCTGCAAATCATTCGCAGGCTATTTCGATTTAAAAGAGGGAAGGTGTTTCTTCAATAATTTGTTTGTCAATTTTCTTTAGGTATTGTTTTATTTGTTCGCTTTCTTGCCTTAGGGTGATGAGCTCTATGTATTGCGGGTTGCTTTTGAGTTCTTGTTCTACCCGCTCTATTTTCTTTTGGGTGTCGGCTTGTTTTTCTAACAGCTTCTTTCTACCTATCAGAGCCCCATTGAAATAGTTAAACAACACCTCGTAACATTTCATTTGGTACTGCTTTAAGGCTTCTGATTTAGACCTAAGCGAAAAGAGCCAACCGTAGATGTATTTTTCAGGGAGGCAAATCATCTCTTTTGCTCTTCCTAAGGTGTCAACCATTTGCTGTTTAGCAAACAGTTGAGATAGATTTTTGTCCTCTGAAATGTTTTTGTAAGCGCGAATGTAATCTACATTCAAAGCATCGCAGATAGGTTTGATAGCTATCCAATACTCATTGCCTACTTCTTTGAAGTAGATAGTCTTTTCGTTGAAAGACAGAAAATTTTGTGGTTTCATTAGTTATAAGTTTTAAGGAAGCTCTTGCTATTGATAGTTAAAAAACTTTGCCAAACTTATAAGGCTTGGCAAAGTGTCCTTATAACTAATATCAACAGCGAAAGAACTTCGTGTTTGACGGTGCAAAGGTACAGCAGGACAAAAAAAATGTAAAGGACAACTTTTTGGCTACTTTTGTGCCTGTGCGGCTCGCACTTATACGGTGGTGATGATAAAGCTATCGTGGTAGGCGTTATCGAGCAGGTAGGCATACTTCCACCACAGGAGGTAATCGAAGCAGTCGGAGAGGTGGGTGGCGTGCTCTTGGGGTATGGTTTTAGAGCGTTCGCTGCTCTTGTCCTTCTCGAAGGCGTCTTCTTTCTGTTTGACAGCGGCGTTTTCCATAGAGACGATAAGGTTAGGGCAATTGTCTTCATTGAGGCGGACAAAGGGCAGGGAGCGGTTGTTTTCCTCTAATATCTCGTTGATAAGGCGGAATTTTAGGATATGGCTTGGGTTATTGGTGTTGGGGGTGCGATTGAACACCTGCCAGCCTGCTGTGCGCAGCATATCCTCTACATCTTGCGCCAGGGTGGTTTTGCTATTTGCCTCACTTTTGAAGCCCGAACGGTCGTGGTATAAGTATATTTTATTGCAGGTAGCGCGGTGGGGCTCGTAGTAGTCGATAATTTTCTTTATCAAATCTGATAGTTTTAGTGGGTTTTTGACAAAGAAGTCTTTGAGGACTGTAATAGTGTTGGCTACCTTGCTTTCTTGGGCTACAATGCCGCAATTGATACGCCCCCCGAAGTCGAGTGAGAGTTCGAGGGGTACACCGCTTAGCAAATCGTTGTCGTAGGTGCAGGAGGGGGTGAAACTCTGCGAGAAGTCTTGCAGGGCGGTGGTGTTGTACTGATACTTGTAGTAATGCTTATCGGCTGACAATTTGGCATAGAAGCCGTCAGCCACCTTACCAGGGCGGATGTTCATTATTTCGGCATTGAAAAGCAGGTCGGACACGCGTTGCTCGTACATCTCTTGTATCCACCCTGGTTTGAGGTTTTCTTGGTTTATGTGGGCGTTGGCTTTGATAAAGAGGTGCTCGGCAGGCTTCTGCTTGGCGAGTTTTTCGCGTGCGGTGAACCATTCCCCCGTTTTGGTAAGGGCAACCGATGAGGTGAAGATAGTAGCATTCAGCAGGCTTGCCTTATCAAAGGCTATCTTCTTGGCGCGGTTGGTTGTCAGTACGTTGTTGAAAAGTCTATCGTGCTCGAGGAGGGCTGCTTCGTCGCCAATGACAATGTAAGAGTTGAGTCCGCGCCCGCTGTTGGGGTCATCGAGGGATACGAGTACGAGGATAAAGCCATTAGAGAAGTGCACCACGTTGCTCCACGAGTTGGGGGCTTGAAAAGGCATCTCGAAACCCATAGACTTGCCGTTACGCCCTACTACATAATCGACCTCTTCATAGAAGCCAAACATCTCTAAGCCCTCTTTGGTAGAGGGGAAGGTACGGCTTTTTATCTGCACGAAAGTAGCCCCTACCAGTACGCCTGTAGCACGCGGCATTTGCTTTACTGCTTCCTTCACAAACCAGCCGAGTATGGTACTCTTACCCGTACCACGCCCTGCCTCTATACAGATATGTTTTACACCTGCATAGCGATTGGCAGATACAGCTGTCATCTGCATAGCGTTGAGGAGGATTTGTTTAACTGGTTTCATCAGTGGTTTCATCGTCGGGGTCATCGGTTATATCTTCGTAGTCAGTATCGGTAGCGGGCAAGTTGTTGAAGTCTACTACTCCTGAAGTGAGGGCAGCACGCAACATCTTGGCACTCTTACGGCTCATCTTGATATGGTACTCATTGGCGGTAATCTTTTCAAAGTTGATTTCTTTTTCTTCTTTGTCGAAGTTAAAGAGGCGAGAATAAGAATCTAACGCCTTACGCGCTTGTTCTAAATCTCTATCTTTTAATGCCATTTGGTACAGCTGCCAATAGCTATCTGCTAATATAGCCCGCTCGGCATTGATGTCAGATTTATCGAGTTCGCCAAAGATTTGCATTGCCCACGAGTAATCGCGGTAGGCGGTGGCTTGGCTTACGCCCATTTCGCGAATGTGTATCTGTATGGCTTGGTGCTTAGAGTACTTGTTAGAAAGTCGCAAGCCGTGTATGTGGCGCAAACGCGTTTTAACTGCCTCTTCGGCAGGTAGCAGCTGAAAATTCTCGTCTATATACGAGGCGGATATGCGCTGATAAAGGCTGTCTTTGCTGAATTTGGTAAGTTCCATAGGTTATTAAAAATACAGTCCGCTTTTCATTTTTTCTACTTGCTGGGCAGCTGGTGAGGGCCTATAGCAGGCTACTGCTTCTTTTTCGAGCAGCTGTTTGAGTTGGGCGAGTTCGTGGCGGGCGAGCTGCTGCAAGCGTTTGGCAAGGCTGTAGAGCTCGGCAGCATTGAGTATTTTGCTCTTTTGCCAAGGTAGTTCCTCCCACTGTTGTACAATAGCGGTAGCCGTGAATGAGAAGCTATTCATTAGAGCGGCTTCGGCAACGGTAAAGAAAACGACGGTACGCTGTAGCTTTTCCCATATAGTAGGATAAGCGCGCAAATCATCAGGAGTGCAGGTGGTCACTTGTGGAGCGACGACACTCTCCCACATCCATTGTATTAGGGACTGTAACTTAGTGAAAACCTCCCACGAACTATTGAGGCTGTAAAACTTCTCAAACTCATTGACGCTGCCAATGATACCACTTGTGCGCGGTAATTTTTCTTGCTCGATAAGCTGGGTTATGCAATCGTTCAGAGCGCGGTCGCCCATAGCAATAGAAGAAAGCCCCAAATCGCGCAAGTCCCACCAAGGCGATTTCTCGCTCTTCTCATCGGTGTAGTAGTAGCCGCCCGTGTTCGAGAGGTTTACCTTCAGGAACGGAATTGCATAAGCTACTGCATAGTTGGCCACTGCTTTTTTGAGCAGTTCGAGTTCGTCGCCGCTTAAAGTTTCAGCAGTAGACTTGGGTATATACGGATATACTTTTACGCGGAGCGCCTCCTCGATATAGGTTTTGAGCAGCTCGAAGTCTAAACGGTTAGAAACGTTAGTATATTGCTTGATTTCTTGTATATTGGTAAACATAGGTGTTAGGAGTTAGTCGTTAGACGATAGTTGAAATTCGACGACAAAGCTATGCAGGTTGCGGGTGCTATCAAAGGACAATGGTTTTTGGGTGATAGGTATTACCTTTAGCCACTCGCCCGCTATACGCAAGAAGCACACGGGCGATTTGATAAGCTCCCATAATACTTCTATTTCTTCAGGAAAGAGCCAACCTGTATTGAGTTCGTAAGTGCGCTTAGTTTTTACTTGCGCCTTGTAGTCCTCGCTCAGTAGCACGTTGTCAGCCAGGGTGTGCTCGTAACTTACCAAGGCTTCGTACTCGCCAGCAAAGCTGAACCAGTCGGGGCAGAAGTTTTGGTTTTGAAATAGCGCACTGATAGGCGTGCCATTGGGTTCGGGCTTGGGTTCGAGGCTAAGGGTTTCCTTGCTGATGATAGCCGTAGCACCATAGGTTTCGTTAGCGGTAGCGCGCAAAAAGCTAAAATTGGCTACTGCCAGCGGGTCCTTAATAGCCGAAAGGTCGATAAGGTTAGAGCCTATTTGTCCTAACGAGCGCGCGCGTACCTCTTGGGTAAGTGCCGATACCGATATAAGACTCTGCTTGTAAGTAGAGCGCAAACGGCTCTGCGTAAGATACGGATACGCTTTAGGTTTCTTACCAGGGAGGTAATGCAAATCAGTAAGGGTATGGGTTTTGAATACCGCACCTTTGAAATTGGTTTCCTTAATTACCGCTGATACCTTGGTCGCTTTGAAAATCTCTTTAGGGCTAAGCAGCTTTTTAGTATTTATTTCTAAAGAGGGGGTGATGTCTATGAAAAAATCTTGTACCTCTTGCCCTATATCCACCGTTGCCACACCCTCGAAGAAAACATAATCGTAGCTTTGGGTAGTGGTAAAGCTACGCCCGTAGCCGTTGAACTCCATTGTAAGGGCTACCGTGATAAACTCGCTTTCAACGGCTGTTTGGCGTACGCGGGTGAGCTCTTTGTCGAGACAGAAGTATACGTTTTTGGTAGCAAAAGCTACATCGGTTTGTACGCTAATCTCTACATTTACCACTTGCTCGCTGCCTGCTGAAGAAGCTACCTTAAGCCAGCCTTTGTGCTCGCCTACGGTCATCAGTTCGGACGATTGCGAGCGGAATTTTACCACTACTTCTGCCTCGCCATTGCCTTTGATTTCGGTAACCTCCAAGAAATCGGCATTGTTAATGGTAAAGGTAAGACGGTTAGGATTCTTAATGGTAAATGTACCCTCGGCGCGCTCTTTTTTATCGGTTTTCAGCAGGTATTTAAACTCCTTTTTGTCGATATGAAAGGCGGTAGCATCGTTAATAACGGTAAGCTCAATATCAAAATATCTTGAAAGGATACCGCCTGGGTAAGCTATCTTATTGTCTTTCCAGCTGAGTATTTGCGTCTTGCTAAAATCGAAGCCGCCCTCCTCTACGCGTCCTGTATTGCGATAGGCATCAGAGAGGCTAAACACCAACCTATCGATAGAGGGAGACGGATAAGCGTCTACCTTAAAAAGCCCTATATCATATGTAGCGTGCTCTTCGTAAAACGAGGGGTGTGTATTAGGAAAAGCAGCAAGGTGAATATAGCGTTTGCTATTCTTTACTAAGCCCCAGAAGGAAGTTAGATTGGGTTTAGCAGACAACTCTCTATCGCCGGTGAGCTCGCGGGTAGCGTGGTTGAGCGTCATTCGCAGTACCTTCCTTTCAGATGGTTGAGGGGTGGGAGTTGCCCCGCCCTCTTGGGTACGGCGCAAGGTGATAACTACCTCTCTGCGCTCGGTGGGAAGGTCTATTTCGGTTACACTGCTGCCTTTCTCTTCGGTAGCGATAACACCCAAGGTTATCTTTAGCTGAGTATCGCCGTTATTGGGCAATTGGCTAAAATGGTTATAACGCAATTGTAGCTGCGCATTCAGCGGTAGGCGGTCTAACTCTTGTCCGTCAGGAGCGATAAGCTCTACAAAGTCATTGGTAGTAATGCGTGCGTAGTTGCGGAAGCCCTTATATTTCTTATAAACGGTAAGCAAATGCACTTGTGGGAATTGCACTGTTAGCAGTTCGGTAGACGGTATAGGCTGCGAGGGGTTCCATTCTTTGAGAATGGCAGTAGGTGATACTAACCAGTCGAGGATAGGCTTTTCTTTGGGGTAACAATATTGCTCGTATTCTGTACCTCCACGAGAGGTAGTGCGGGGGCGTTCTTCGCAAATGGTATCGGTATAGGTTCTAATAGACATAGTATTTTACAGTATTTTTATAATAGGCAATAGGACAGATAAGGGTAGGTCGCCAAAACTCAATGGCAATAAACGAGGTAAAGAGTATTACCCGCTCTGGGCGTACCTCTACCCTATCGGCAGGAAAAAGCAACGGCAATTGCTGCTCTAAATAGCGGTGCACTTGCCAACTCTCTATCACTAAGTCGATGTCTTTGGCAAGGTAATTATCGGAGTACACTCCTTGCATTACCTTGGCTACCGAGCCACATACTATAGGCAGCTGCTCCTCGCTAAAAGCGGCGATTATGGCACTGTAGATAGTGTCGAGATAGGTATTGAGGCGAGTGTCATTGAAGACACTGAGAGTGGTGAAAGCGTTGTACATCAGATAGCTATTGTGGTGATTTCTACTTGGTAATGCTCTTTATCGAGCACGGTTTTATTAAGGCTCTTAATGAGCATTCGCTGCTTATAGGCAAGAATAGTATCGCGCAAAGCAATGTGGCGGAATTGGTTTTTATTGCATATAAAGCTCCACGTATATTCGGCAGCAGCGATGCGCATTTTGTACCAGTCCTTCCAATACTCGGCTACTAACGGAGGGGTAAGAGCTTTGCGAAACCCTGCATCGTTCTGATTGTTGTGCAAACCGTCATACCATATCAGCCCAATGGTTTGTTCGCCCCCCTTGCGCGCTATCGCTGTATAGTGCCCTTGGTACATCACTCGGGGCAAACAGTAGCCACCTATCTGTACTTCGGTAACATTGGTAAGCGTGTTTGCCTCGTCCGCCTTCAGCACTTGGTAGCTGTTGTCGGTTACTTGTATCACGGGTAGCTGATAGGCTTTATCGTCCATTTCGGGGAACTTGATAAGGTAGGACTGCTTAGTAAGGAATGTTTTTTTGGGTTCGCGTACTTCCCAAGGGCTAAAATCCTTTACATTGCTTCGCTCTTCTACCCTAATGCGATTCATATACAGCTTGTTACCCTCTATAGTTATATCGTAATTCTTCCAATTCTTAATCGTTTTGACCAATTCGCCAAAAGTAACATCAGGCACGGCACGTTTGAGGTCTACTATATTAGGGTTGATGATTTGCTCAATAACATTGCCGTCTTCGGAGTGTTGGGCTACAATATTGAGGTTCATTGAGAGATGTTGATGTGGCGTACCTTCTATCTCTAAGCTAAGGGTTTGCGGTGTGCTATCGATAGAGAGTAGCTGGGTGAAGCTAAGCGTATCGCTCTTTTCAAAACTAAACTCACGAATGATAACGTTGTTGAGCTTTAGGCGTAAGGTAACCTCACCTCTTATAAGTTGGTTGTCGCAAACCAACCGCCACGTACCTGCTGTGGCAAACTCGTAAGTGGGAGCAACCGCTGTGAGGAGGTGCTCTTGCTGGGCGGTAGTGAGGTAGTAAGGAATATTGCTGTATAGCACCTGCTGACTGAAATCCTCATCGGTAAGAATGTCGCCTGCCAGCTCATAGCCTGCATTGGCGAAACCTGTTTTGAGCACGTAGAGCAGATAAGGCATTGGGTGCATAATGTTATATTCGTAGTGCGCAAACGCATCGCCCAAATAGTGATTGATAAAACCCATATAATGTTCCCACCCTCTTTGACTGGTATCTTTAGGATATACCACACGAGGGAAGTTGTAATCTACTGCAGGGTATTTTTGTTGGCATACCTCCTTAGCGTGTTGGTATATGTCAGCTACACGATGGCGCAATAGCGGTAGGTCGCATAGCTTTTTGTCGAAGTTAGGCAACTGCTCGAAGCCCGAATCTATCTGTGCAGAGACTATATTGCCTTCAACTGATAGAATTTCGAGCGTACCCTTGCGTACTCTTCCGTCCATTATATGATAGCCCTCGTACTTCTTCTTTAGCTTGGTGGCGTTAAGGGCGGTGTAGTTGCCCATACGCAAACGCAAATCAGCATTCATCTGAAACTCGAAAGGCAGTGAATACTGAGTGAAAAAGGTGTCTTTAAAACGCGGGTTTTCCTCTTGATAAGAGATAGCAATGCGCGAAAGGTCTAACACAAATTGAGAGGTAACGAAAGAGTCTGTCATAATGATTTGTTATTTTTTCAGTTTGCGCCACAATATGATTACCACCGCCAATAGCAATAGCAGTAACCACCAAGGACTGATAGGGCTGCGCTGTACGTGCTTATGCTTGGAGGTAGTAGTTGCAACGGATTTTTGTATAGTCGCTGTTTTTGTTAGGTAAGTAGCAGCACTGTTTTGCACGGTAACGCTAAGCGTACCCCCTTTAAGGGTGATGCGCTCCACTACCCTACCCTCTACCTCGTGTGTGTATTCTAAGGGCGTATCGGGGCTAATGGTGCTAAGCTGATAGCTAAGCAGTGAGTGTTTCCAAGCAGAAAGCCCTGAGCCCACCGTAGCGAGCTCAGAGGTTTGAGTACTTACTTTCTCAGCAACTGCTTTCTTAGTGTGGCACGCACTCAAGAGCAACGATAGTAAGATGATAGCGTATTTTTTCATTCGTTTTTATAGGTTTTTATACTCAATTTTAGCATTGAAACACGGACAGGCTTTTGCTACATTAGGAAAGTCGCGGTGCCCTAAGATTTCAGCTTGTGGGTACATTTTTTTAAGTTCAATAAGGAGCTTTTTAAGGGCTTCTTTCTGTGCGGGGGTGCGGGTGTCTTTGGGCTGCAAGGTGTTTTTATCGATGCCTCCGATGTAGCAGATGCCGATGCTTTCTTTGTTGTAGCCCTTTACGTGTGAGGGGATTTTATTAACATCTCTACCCTCTTCAACCGTGCCATCTAAGCGGATAATGTAATTGTAGCCAATTCCGTCAAAACCACGTTGGCGGTGCCAAAGGTCGATGTCCTTGGCCGTATGGTTGCGACCTTCGGGGGTTGCCGAGCAGTGCACCACTAAGTATTTGATTTGTCTTGTCGATTTTTTCATACGTTTATTAATTTTTGTCCATTTCTTCGGTTAAATCAAACATCTTAA